TTATCGACTATATCTCCCCGATGCAGTCCGAACCGATGCTGGACAGTCCGTTTAAGACCCGACCTGATCCGAGTCAATGACAACTAAGCCCAGAAAGTCCAAAGCCATACGAGGGGCAACCAAGCCGAGGCTTCACAGCCCACTTCTCAAGGGTCAAAACAAGCTGCAAGATGTCAAAGACCTGTGCGAGATCGTAAAGATTCCGCTTATGCCTTGGCAGGAGTTTGTGCTTAAGGACATGCTTACTGTGGACAAAAAAGGCAACTGGATCCGTAAGACAAACCTCATTCTTGTGGCTCGGCAGAATGGCAAAACTCATTTAGCGCGTATGTTAATCCTTGCTCACTTAATTAAGTGGAATACCAATGTCCTAATCATGTCCTCAAACAGAAGCATGGCACTAGACACCTTCAGACAGATCACAACCCTATTGGAGACAAATGACCACCTCAAAGGATTCGTTAAACAGATCCGACACGCTAACGGAACTGAGAGTATTGAAATGCTATCTGGAGCAAGGCTTGATGTCGTTGCAGCAACTAGAGACGGTTCTAGAGGTCGATCAGTCAATGGACTCCTCTACATCGATGAAATACGAGAGATCACAGAGGATGGATTTAGAGCTGCTACTCCTACGACTAGAGCTCACCCAAACTCTCAAACGCTACTTACCAGTAATGCTGGAGATGCGTTCAGCACTGTACTTAATGACCTACGAGAAAGAGCCATAGATTATCCTCCTAAGTCTTACGGATTCTATGAGTATTCTGCGCCACAGTATTGCAAGATAAATGATCGGCAAGCATGGGCTTTGGCTAACCCTTCTCTGGGGTACACAATTACCGAGGAAGCGATTGAGGAAGCGATTGCTACATCGCCTATTGAGAATACTCGCACCGAGACTCTTTGCCAGTGGATAGATTCGCTGAGCAGTCCATGGCCTCATGGCGTATTAGAAGACACATCCGATAGCACGCTGGAAATGGCTGTCGGGGCTTATACTGTATTCGGTTTCGATGTCAGTCCTTCACGCAGGAACGGATCATTAGTCGCAGGACAGCTACTCCCAGATGGGAGGATTGGCATCGGGATCTTAGAGACTTACAGCTCTCAGGTTGCCATAGATGAACTAAAGATGGCAGCAAGTATAAAGGCTTGGTGCGACATATATAAGCCTCGTTTAGTCTGCTTTGACAAATACGCCACTCAGACTATTGCAGATCGCCTAGCTAACGCTGGAGTTATGACAGAGGATGTTTCAGGGCAGCAATTCTATAAAGCCTGTGGCGATCTATTAGAAGGCTTGGTCAATGCTCGCGTAGTCCACAATGGTCAGGCAGAACTTATCCAGCAGATGAATAACTGTGCAGCTAAAGTGAACGATAGCGCGTGGCGGATAATTAAGCGCAAGTCTGCTGGCGATATATCTGCACCTATTGGCTTGGCAATGGTCGTAAGCAAGTTAATGATCCCAGTGGCTAAACCACAAATCTATACTTAGACACGCCCTAGCACATTGTCTAATCTCTTGACAAATGCTACACTTTCTGTCTATGGGTAAATTACTGCAAGCATTTGGCCTAGAGTCTAAGCCACAATTACAAGCTCAGTCCGCGCCGCAAGTCCTTGGCGAGTATTCACCTTATGCAATGCCCTTTCAATTTGCCTATGTAGGCAGAACAGAAGCAATGTCAGTTCCTGCTCTAGCACGATGCCGCAATTTATTAGCTGGCACAATCGGCACGATCCCGTTGATGTTGCATAAGAAATCAACAGGAGAAATGTTAGGCAGTCCTCTTTGGCTTGACCAACCTTCATACTCACAGCCACGATCTGTAACTATTGCTTACACAGTTGATTCACTTTTATTTTATGGGCAAGCATTTTGGAAAGTTGTAGAAGTTTACCAAGAAGATGGCAGACCATCTCGCTTTGAGTGGATCGCTAACAGCCGAGTAACTGCAACACTCGATCGCGATAATGTATTTGTTAAGTCTTACGCAGTCGATGGAACTACTTTACCTATGGACGGATTAGGATCTTTAATTACTTTCCAATCCCTAAGTGATGGCATTCTCAACACTGGTACTTCTACAATTCGCTCTGCGATTGATGTGCAGAAGGCAGCAACTATTGCAGCAGCTACTCCAATGGCAACTGGCTATATCAAGAATACCGGTGCTGATCTAGATCCTAAAGAGGTCTCTGGCTTACTAGCTGCTTGGAAAACTGCTCGCAACAATCGCAGCACTGCTTACTTGACATCCACACTTGAATATAACCCTGTTTCATTTTCACCCAAAGAGATGATGTATTCAGATGCAATTTTTAACCTTGCTACTGAAATTGCACGACTATGCAATGTGCCTGCTTATTATGTTTCAGCAGATGCCAATAATTCTATGACTTATGCGAATGTGCAAGATGAGCGTAAGCAATTCTTAACACTTTCCTTACAGCCGTTTATTAGTGCTATCGAAGATCGTTTGTCAATGGATGATATTACTGCTCGCGGTAATTGCGTATTGTTCGACATTGATAAGAACTTCTTACGCACTGATCCACTGCAAGAATTAGCAGTAATCGAAAAATTGCTTAGCCTGGATCTTATTACTCCAGAGCAGGCTATGGGAATGACCGATCTAACACCTAATGGAAGTTATGGTATGCAATGAATCAAGTAATTACCTTCTCAGCTGGACTAACAGCAGACGCAGCCAATAGAACTATCTCTGGCAAAATTGTGCCTCTTAATGTCGAAGCAGGCGCAACCAACTATGGCAAAGTAATCTTTATGTCAGGATCTATTCAGATTGCAGATGCTAGTGCTATTCGTCTGCTCAGTCAGCATGACAATAAGAAACCTTTAGGCAAGATGCTTGACTACTCAGAATCAGAAGATGCTATAAATGCAGTCTTCTCTGTAAGCCGATCACAGCGGGGTACAGAGGCTTTAATTCTTGCTGAGGAGGGGCTACAAAGTGGACTCAGCATCGGCGCAGAAGTCCTGAAGTCAAAGATCAAGGACGGCGTGACTTATGTATCCGCTGCTCGCTTGGTCGAAGTAAGTTTAGTAACTGATCCGGCATTCAAGTCGGCTCAAGTCACTGATATTGCAGCAGAAGAATCTGCTGTAGAAGAAGAAACCCAACCAACAGAAAGCGAGACAGCCACCGTGGAAAACACCACTCCAGCAGTCGAAGCAACACCAGTTGAAGCACCAGCGGTTGAAGCTGCTCGCCCAACTGTTTCAGCAATGTCATACACAAAGCCACGCATTGAACTAACAGCGGCTAAGTATGCAGAAAACTCAATCCGTGCCGCTCTAGGTGATGAAGATGCTCGTCAGTACCTATTAGCAGCAGATAGCACAGTCAATAACACTGGACTTGTTCCAACACCTCAACTCTCAGAGATCATTAACCCACTCGGAACAACTATCCGTCCATCAATCGAAGCAATCTCTCGTGGAGTATTGCCAAATGCAGGTATGACATTTGAGATTCCAAAGATCACCCAAATGCCTGCCGTTGGCGAAGTTGCACAAGGTAATGCGTTTACAGATACAGATCAGGAATCATCTTTCCTATCAGTAACTGTTAAAAAGTATGCAGGTCAGCAGACATTTTCTGTTGAATTGCTAGATCGTACTTCACCAGCATTCTTTGATGAGCTAGTACGCAACATGGCATCTGCTTACGCAAAAGCAACAGATGCAGCAGTAAACGCAGCAATCATCTCAGGTGCATCACTAGATGCAACAACAGTTGCAACATACCCAACAGCAGCAGAATTGCTTGGCATTGTTGCTCGCGGTGCAGCTTCTGTTTACAACGCAACACTTGGCTTACCAAATCCATTTGCTCGCAACATGATCGTAAACACTTCACAGTGGTCAAACATTATGACACTTAACGACAGTGGACGACCAATTTACAACGCCTCACAGCCACAGAACGCTGGTGGTGTTGTAACACCTACAGCTCTTCAAGGTAATGTTGCAGGTCTCGGACTGTATGTAACGCCTAACACAGCTTCAGGCACTGACACAGATGGTTCAATCCTAATTGTAAACCCAGATGCTTACACATGGTACGAGTCACCAACATACCGCCTACGCGCAGAAACAACTGCAACAGGACAGGTAACAATCGGCTACTACGGCTATGGAGCAATCGCTACTAAGGTCGGCGCAGGCGCGTTCAAGAACAACAAGGCGTAAGCCACACTTAAGTCACTCAGGGGAGTAGTAGCCCTCTACTCCCCTGAGTCTTTAGAAAGGATGATCATGGCACTCACGACAGTCGCAGAATTGCGCTCCACTTTAGGAGTCGGAACGCTCTACAGCGACAGCGTGCTCCAAGAAGTTTGCGATGCCACAGATGCAGTCCTACTTCCAATGCTATGGGCAGACACTAACTTTAATATTGCACATGAAAACACGACTACAGTAGGCACTCTTTACTTTGATGAGCTTGTTACAGAAACATATTATGTAGGTCAAACAGTCGTAGTAAGTAACAACAAAGCACATCTAAACGGATCTAAGACAATTACAGTAGTAGACGATTACTCAATATCTTATGCAATAACTGGCAGTCCAGCAGCAGAACCTAAACACCCTGTGCGACCATACGGCACAGTTACAGTCAGCGCATCTACAGACTGGACGGCTGACATGGCAGTCCAGCAAGCAGCTCTTATGATATCTGTTGAGATCTGGCAAGCGCGTACAGCCACCCTTTCAGGCAGTAACGCTGTCGATTTCCAGCCAAGCCCTTACCGAATGAGCGCACAGCTTCTCGCTAAGGTGCGAGGTTTGATTGCTCATGCACTAGATCCGCGCTCAATGGTGGGCTAATGCCTCCAGTAGCGATAACAACCCTCCGGACTACTTTAGCCACTGCGCTAGTAGATAACACTAAGTATCAGACCTTTGCCTTTCCGCCTTCTGTCGTGTTGGCTAACTCTGTAATCGTCTCACCGGATGATCCTTATATAACACCTACTAATAATCAACATATTGGTATTAGCCCTATGGCATCCTTCAAGCTGCTGATTGTTGCTCCGTTATTTGATAACGAGGGAAACCTTAACGGCATAGAAGATTTTGTTTGTGGCGTGTTCGCTAAGTTAGCAGCATCATCTTTAACGTATAATGTAAGCGCAGTAAGCGCACCAAGTATTC